CCCAGCCCCACATGGTAAGTGGCGATTTTTGCCACACCACTGAACCATTTATGGCCCAACTTGGTCAGTCTTAGACTAGAGGGGTTGGTGGGATTATACCACCAGGTGTACTGGGCACCATTTAAGATATTGGGGTCTAATTCAAGACTGGTCAGAATACGCTGTTGGTATTCCGACTGATTAAGGATATATTTGCTCACCCTGGCGCAACAGAACGACTGAAAATTTATCAGTCTTGAACAATACATTCAATTTTTTTGCCAAGTTGATAGCGTGGCCACTGTTACTGAAGGACACCTTTTTGTATTTGGGTCCGGGGTAACTGACCAACATATTTTGTGTTTTTAGATTGATAGGTTGAGCATCATAATATACTGCCCAGATTCCATCACTGGCAAGAATTTGCTCGCTCTTGTAGTTAGATTTATTGACGTGCTCCAACAACACAGTGGGTTTAGGTCGGCTCATTCTCTGTTTTCCTCGATACTTTTATTTATGCTGGAAAACAGCGTATATTACTTAAATCCACCGCCATCCATGCCCACTTGTATTACTGGCTCAGGCGACTCTGAAACTCTGGCTAAATCGGCGATTTGTGCCAATAAACCGTATATTTCAGCGTGTAAACTACGTGCATCTGCCGCACTTAGTACTATCTCTTTACGCTGAGTCTGATTCATTAATTTAACTTTATCGTTAAAATTTTTAATATGAATGCTGGGTTCACTCATCGTTTAGTCCTGTCATGGCAATATGGAATGGGCCCTGTGTGGGATAACGGTTAACTGTGATCAGTTTGGGACAAAAATGACTTTCCCAAGTGTCCTTTAGTTTGATCAGATAATGACCAGCACAATAATAGCTACGACTTTTAACTGTTTTGGTATATACTGGAAGTTTACGCGGCACATTGTATAATATATTGTGTGGGCGGCCGGTTACCGGAAATCCATATACTTCCCAGTCACCTTTGACTGTTTTGGCCGCAGTGGTGGTCTTGGCGATGTGTATATTATATCGCTCACTCAATAACTTGATGGTGGGGAATACTTCCCTGTTGGTGTCACGCACATAGGCAAACCCACCTTCTTCCACAGCCTGGATGGTGGCAATCTTCGCACCATCTTCTTCTACTATCCAAAATTTATTCTTGACTACTGGTTTTGCGATAATCTCACTCATTGAAGAACTCCTGAATTTTGGTATGATGAATCAACACCAGATCTTCACTACGACGATCCACAGTGGCTGGCTCTAGTGTACCAGGATAGAATGGCCGATATCCGAGATCATTAATGACATCGAATAATTTACGACTTTCTACATCAGTATAAGCAAAGAACCATTCGGTAAATATTGTGGGTTTTAGTCGTTCCAGGAAACTGGCACTTGATTCCAGAATAGAACAATCATGTCCTTCTGTGTCTGTCTTGATAAAGCCTGTGTTTTGAATTTCAGCTTCACTTAAATATTTAGCACAGAGATTTTCTAGTGTTAGTCCAGGAACAGTGATTCGATCACCAGCCATGTTGCGCATACGTGTCTGTAATTCCTGAGTCCAATTGGGGTCAATACGCCCGCCATTGCACATGGCATTGTTGTGATCCAGTATCTCTACTGCTGAACAGTTCTCAGTAGTAACTGCTTCACCTGCTGTGACAAATCTGCCCAGATGAGCATTCATATCACAACAGAAGTCCAGATATTGCTTGATCAGCGGATTGGGCTCCACACTGAGTACAGTGGCTCGTGCCAGATACTGCATGGGGATGGCAGTATCTCCTGAGTGCCCACCAATGTCAATACAGGTCATACCGGGCTGAATAAACCGATCCCAGCCATATTGATTTAGATATAGATCAAAGATACTCAACAGACTGCGTGAACCTTCGCCAGCATGGTCCATTTCAAACCAGTATGCAGCGTCAGCGCCAGTGCCAATGCGATGACCGCAGCGAATTTTTGGGACTTCAAAAGTTGTTTCCATTATCTTTGCATCATTTCCATAGTTACGTATTGTCCAATTCGTTCAGCAATGGGCTCGCCGTCAGGAATTAAATAAGTTTTGGTGGTGTTTTCGTGTGATTTGCGATCAAATATATTAACTTCCAATACCAATCCACCAGTGCAGGGCAATACATTAAAGCGAATACTATTTTCCATATCAACAGTGTTTTTAGTTACATCAGAATTCACTTCAATTAATGAATCTTTACTCCAACAAGCTATTTTACCGTCTTGACTTCGATCAGACATTTCATCTAAACAATCTTGCTCGGCTTTGAGCTCAGGATATTGTTGTCCTGCACGATGCCAGCACCATCGTGCTTTGCGATAAAACCACTTATCAAACCACTTCATTTTTATTTCCTTTGGTTATCATACTATCAATCCTATAATAATGATATATGTTATCATGTGCAACAATTGATCAGCACCCAATAGCCACCAGAAGTATTCGGAATTATCGGCAGTCCAGCCCATACGGTTGTTGATTTTGACCTTGGCCCAGTCAATGTGGTAATGGAATACTGCATCCATCAGGGCTAGAAATAATATGTCTTCCCATGAAAATGCCAACAGACAAATTACTGTGCCCAGTCCATGTAACCCTGCGTGTAGTAGGCCTCCGGGGTGGCCGTAGATTCCCTTATTGCTCCACTGATATCGCGTCTGACAAACAAAGTCAACCACAAAGTGTTTGACCATGAACATGAGAAATAACGTTAGTACGGTAAGATGTATATTCATTTTGAATTTTCAGTCGGATGTTTAGTAATATGCCTACATTGTTCTTTTACTGCAATGGGAAAATCTGGGTGAAATTCAGCCAAGCTACAATTATACACTTTTGTTTTGGGTGCATTTTTCAGTAATCCTATTACAGCCAGGCCTGATCCCACTAGGATTAAGACTGAAATGACCACTTCAAACCAGATACTTCTCATGCAGCTCTTGGCCTCAGATGGAAATTTATAACAATTAATGCAGCATTAATGGTTGCTGTGATGTAATCACCGCGAGCCAGGGCTTCAAGAAGTGCCATTGATAAAAAGCCAATGATGAACCAGACACACTGAATCTCATTTTTACGAAACCATATTAAAATTTTATCGAACATTATAATTCCTTATCTGGATATTGTGAGCTTAACCATTGAGCGTACTCTTGTGCCTGATCACCAATCTTGACCAGGTCATACTTACCGCAAAACTTCATAAAATACAGACCCACTTGGGATATATTTTTAGGCTGACTGCCAGCTGATATTGTTTCAGTAATCAGGGCTTTGATTTCTTCCGGTTGCGCCGAGAGGTCGACGAGGATGCGATTACGCTCATAGTCGTCGAGAACACGGTGTTCCTGGCCGTTGTGGTCCGCCCACCTTTGGAGCATGAGGTTGTTCCACGCAAAGCCTTTTGAGGTCTTATCTTCAAAGGCTTCTGTGAGACCGACTTTGTTTTTTGATCCAACCGTCCTAACGCCTGGATAAGCCGAAAAAATGTTGTCGGTCGGATCGCCCCGCATGCACTTTTCGAAAAGAATCCACTTGGGATCCGGAATTTTTTTGGCTTCTTTTGTTTTCTTATCTTTGACTGGGGAACCCTTTTTGTCAAAGATACCTTGGATGGTGTGGAGCTCATCGGCTACTCCGTTATATTGTTTGACATTCTCAGACAGCAACTGATAAAAGTCAGTGTCACTACTGACAATTACGTGTTGATCTGCAGGGTGACTTTGAATCCATCCTGCCACCAGGTCATCCGCCTCCAATCTTGGGTGCTGGAGAACAGTACAATTGGTGCGCTCACGGATGAAAGTTTGTAGTTCGTCAAATGTTTCCCAGAAAAGCCGGTCTTCTTCAGCCTCAGCTTCAGTAAGTGCAGCACGGGCAACTGTTCGGTTCTTTTTGTACGGCTCATAAAAATCCTTGCGCCAACTGCGTCCCTCCAGGCACCAGACCACATGATCTGCCTTCTGGTCTCGGAACGCTTTATTGACACTACTTAGGGTTACGTGAATGGCAAAGCCCAGTTTGTCCCAGGTGTCGCTCTGACGATGGGCACTGTGACGTGCTCGGAAGAATGTATTAGCTGTGTCTACGATTAAATATTTCATGCTATAATAGTAGCATAATATATGTTATTGTGTCAAGGCAGTCTGGACAATATATGGATAAATGAATTCAGCCCAGGCAGCATGAGCATCTGGACCGAAATGATACGATCCTGGATACACCGTCTTAAAACCCTGAGCCAAACACCAGTTATAGAATGTGAAGTCTGGATTGTAAGGTTCCAGATAGCTGTTGCCCCAATCCACCTGTTCAGTACCGCTAAATGGTAGAAATGTATTAAAGAACAAGTGTTTGAATCCCATCAGATTTAGATCTAGATGCATCTGATAGATCTTTTTGTGTTCTTCTCGCATACACTTTTGGTAATCGATATTGGCCACGTAATTTTTGTACCGACGTTTGATTTCATCGGGCCAGTCGTGACCAACACCGCCAGCATTCACTTGCCAGTATATGTCGTCATATAACCATTCAGCCCGCTCCCAGGTGCTCCAACCAATAACCATATAATCAGGCCAGGGCAGGTCCTGAATTTTTCGATCCTTGCGACTGGTCAGGTAATCAATAGTGGTACGTCTAATCCGATCATTACTACTAGCACTCTCGGCATTACAACTAAAATCGGCATTCATAAGGTCTGCCAATTTTCGCCCCCAGCTGACTTTTAGATTGTCTGGATGTGGTCGTCGTCCACGTTGCAAGTATTGACCGTCATCTTGTGCAAAACCGTGTGGATTTACTGCTTCAGCGGCCGCAGTATGACTGTCACCATTTACATACAGAAGTGTCACGATATTTCAGAACGTCCACCGCCTAAGTCTCGGCGATCCATGTTGCGTGGGCGAGACTCAGCTGGCTGATTGGCTTCCCACTGTTCGAAGTTCTCCTGTACCACATTGCGGCACACATCCTGGAACCAGCGATCCACGATAACATTTTCATCTTCGCCAGCTTTCAACTGGTATCCAGCTTTAACCAACTTGACGATAAATTTGTCGTTCCAATCCAATTCAAATGAACCGTTTCCAATGTTGTTTGGATCCAGGGCCACACTGATTATAGAAACATACGGTTCATCATTTTCTGTGGATATTTCTTTTTCTGTCTTTTTAGGTGCCTTGGGTTTAGGTGCCTTTTTGGGTTCCACTACCACAGACGGTTCTTTTTTAAACATATTTTTTAGTTTGTCAAACATATTATTCCTCTACTTCAATCCAGGTGTGGTCACCTAACCACTTTACTGCTACAATATACTCATACCACGTAGGAGCACCAGCTGACCAACCGTCTGGTTCCATGCCACACAGTATGAGTTCGTTTCGGCGTGTATCTTGTACCAACCAATACGTTTGTCCATGTGCTATTTGAAAATCATACTTAGCTGCATGTACCATGTCGGTCAAATCTAATCTGCGTTTGATATCTGCGGCTTGTCGCTGTAGGACATCAACCAGTTCCATAATCCTGTTGTACTCTTGCTCGGCGTGCATACGAGCCACGTTCAGCATGATGTCTTTTTGTCGGGTGACTGGCACTAGATCAAATGCAGGACCACCTGCTTCTGTGGGATATGGGGTGACGTTCTTGTTGAAGAATGGTACTACAGTATTACCAAATGTGCTGTCGTAGCTGTTGCGACCCTTGGCTATATTAGACATCTTTTAAGCACTTTATCAGATACTCAACTTTGGTCAACCATATTGCGGGCGTATTAATAATATACTGTGATGTTCCTCTATAACCCCAAGTCAGCCAAATTAATTCATTTGATGCATAGCACCTCTGAGGCTTCCATGCAAATTGTAGTTTCCATGGTCGAGCCCAGACTTCGTCTCGAATATTCATAAGAGTATCCAGTGGCATCAAGCTAAACTCGCATACAGGTGTTGTTGTAGATTCAATCGTAAACCATTTTCTACACAATACTGTCCTGTGTATTCATGGTTGCGTTGATTGGCCTCCAAGTTTAACAGGCCTGGTTCCCAGAAGCTGATGACCTCATCTACAGTACTACGTTCTGCCATGGTAATAGTACCTTTCTCAGAACGCAACAGCTTGATCCGTTGTGGTAAACTATTGTACACATTCATTGGGCTACAGTAGATTTGCTTGCCTGTGCGATCTCGCCACTCCAACGCCCAGTCAGGAACGCTGCTGTATGGACTTTCGGGATCGGCACTTACCACAAACTTTAAACAGTCTGCACGATCCAAGATAGTCTTGCTGGGAGCAAAGTACTTGATGGCACGACCATTCTTCTCCACACATTTGGGACTGCAAACCAATGTAACGCCTGGGGGTACGACAGTATCGGGGATGCCATTGCTTTCTACCTGCACTTCCTTAAAGTTGTGCAACTGTTGCGCCATAAACTCCGAAATGTTTTCCTGGATCAAGGGCTCACCACCTGTCATAACCAACACAATGTTGGGGTACATCTTTCCCACGTGTTGTTGCTCAACTGCCCAGTTAGGAACCTCTTTACCTTGGTCCTGCCAGAATGCCAGGATAGTTTCGTGCGCCTTCTTGGAAATTTCAGCATAAGTCATCCAATCGCCGTCGTCGAAGAATGTATCGCAGAAGCTGCAATCTAAGTTGCACTTGGCCAGGCGAATGAATAGGGCTGGCATACCTGCATATGGTCCCTCACCTTGAAGGGTAAAGAACATACTGGTTACAAACAAGCTGTCGGCAGGTGCATCCTTAAAATACTTCTTGCCTACGATTTCATTAGTGCCGAACATTATTTGTGTCTCTCTGTAAATAATTATTTTCTATTTTATGCCAAGTATTTAGAATTTTATTTGGCATCTATTTAATAATTGTAATTGATTGATTTGTGAATGTCAAAAAGAATATGACCAAAGTTAAATTTCATGACGGTTAAACTCTTGAACCAGCCATGGGTATAATGCAGGCCAGTTAGTACCACGTCGACGATCTAGTTCATTTAGATAAGCCTTGAATTCCTTCAATTTACTTGGGTTGGGCTTACTAGCAGCTACCTGTCGAGCAATGCCTTGCATATAGGGGACAAAATTGCTATACCAACTATCCATGT